TTGGGATACTTTAATTTATAATCATTTAAGAAAAAAAGATATAGTGATTCCGCCTAGACAAGAGCATGAAAAGGATGCAAAATATGAAGGTGCCTATGTAAAAGATCCTCAATTAGGTTTACATAAGTGGATTGTTTCATTTGATTTAAATAGTTTATATCCACATCTGATTATGCAATATAATATATCACCAGAAACAATGGTTGGGTATAGACCTGAAGATGTTAATGTTGAAGATATGTTATATAAGAAAAATGATTTATCAAAATTAGATACAAAAACAATGACACCAAATGGTGCTCAATTCAGAACAGATAAACAAGGTATTCTTCCTGAATTAATGGAAACATTATACAAAGAACGAGTGATTTATCAGAAGAAATTAAAACAAGCAAAAGCATTACATCAAGAAACAGGCGACAAAAGAATATTAAAAGAGATTTCTACCAATTACAATATACAAATGGCAAGAAAGATTGCATTGAATAGTGCTTATGGTGCTATTGGTAATCAGTATTTCAGATATTATGATGTAAGACAAGCAGAAGGTATTACAAAGGCAGGTCAATTAACTATTCGATGGATTGAAAATGATGTAAATGATTTTTTGAATAAGACCTTACAAACAAAAGACATTAGTTATGTAGTTGCATCCGATACTGATTCAATCTATATTCGATTGGGAGAATTTGTTAATAAAGTATTTAAAGATAAATCAGATAATAAAAAGATTGTAAAAGTATTAGAGAAATTTTGTGATGAAAAATTGCAGCCATTTATCAATTCAAGTTTTCAAAACCTTGCAGATTATGTAAATGCATTTCAGCAAAAGATGTTTATGAAGCGTGAAGTAATTGCAAACAAGGGAATATGGACTTCAAAGAAAAGATATATTTTAAATGTATTAAATGATGAAGGTCTGACTTTAAATGAACCGAAGTTAAAGATTATGGGTATTGAAGCGGTCAAGAGTTCTACTCCAGCACCATGCCGTGCAAAGATTAAAGAAGCATTAAAAGTTATTATGTCCAAAGATGAGCAATCTTTAATTGAATTTATAGATGAGTTCAGAAAACATTTTAATAAATTATCTCCTGAAGAAATAGCATATCCTCGTTCCGTTAATGGAGTTATTAAGTATGCTGATACTACAAACATTTATCAGAAGTCCACTCCAATACATACGAAAGGAAGTTTATTGTATAATCATTATTTAAAAACGAATAAGTTAACCCACAAGTATGAAAGAATTAATGAAGGCGATAAGATTAAATTTGTTCAATTAAAAGAACCTAATCCAATACGAGATAAAGTTATTGCTTTTCCAGTAAAACTTCCAAAAGAATTTAATCTCCATAAGTATGTTGATTATGATAGTCAGTTTAATAAATCATTTTTAGAACCTCTACGATTCATTGTCAAAGCAATCGGATGGAATTTTGAGAAACAAGCAACATTAGATATGTTTTTTTAGATATGACAGAAAACTACGATAAAACACTATATAATCATCTTATATCCGTCGCTACAGACGGTAAACTACCTTTATTAGACAATAAGTCATTTGAATTACTGAACGCAACCTACGGTAAAGAACAGATGAAATGGACTCTTGCTGAGTATATTGCAAGAGAAAAACCTGTATTTCCATTAACTGAAATAAGTTATAATGTAATGAGAGATAATTTTTATAACTTACAAAAGTTTGATACTTCTACTATTTGCATTCCGAAAGAACAGGTTGAGAAACAAGTATTTGAAAAGTATGATGATTACAAATATCCATATTCCAAATATGGATTAGGGTTGATTAATGGTGCTAGTACCTTTAATAAAGTATCAAATTATTTTCATCAAGATTTAAGATTAGAATGTGGTAGTTATGGATTCAGAGCACCGAAGGAGGTATGGGAGAACGGTTCTGCAAAGGATATATGGAAGTGTTTAGGACCTATATGGAGAGGAATTAATGATGTTCATTCAGTTAAAGTAAAAGAATTTGATGGTACTGAAACTGAAAAATTATTAGGCGGTTCGTTAACTGCTAGTTGTATAATAGAAGCATTTAGATTACAAACATATATCGCAACACAATTCAAACCAGTTGTAGCAAAAGCAGTTTACGATATAACAAATGCCAAAACAGTTTTGGATACAAGTTGCGGTTGGGGCGATAGACTTGCTGGTTTCTTTGCTTCGGATGCGGAAGAATATTATGGTTGTGATCCGAATCCAAATACTTATCAACGGTATACTGAACAGATATCTGTGTATAATAAACTTTTAACAAAACCTAAAAAGGTGACCATATGGAGATGTGGCGCTGAAGATTTACCATATCATAAACTTCCAGAAATAGATTGTGCATTTACTTCTCCTCCTTATTTTGCAACCGAAGAATATAATAAGGGTGGTGAGCACGAGGAAGACCAATCTTGGCATAAGTTTAATGAGTATGAAAAGTGGAGAGATAATTTTTATTTACCAGTAGCAGAAAAGACTATGAATAGTTTAAGTAATGGTGGCTGGATGTTAGTGAATATTATGGATCCAAAAATAAAAAATAAAAGATACCATTCAAGTGATGAATTGGTAGATAAATTTAAAGATTCGTTTATGGGACAGATTGGAATGAGAATTATGCAACGACCTAAAAGTGATAAGTTGTTTAAAGATGAAAAAGAGAAAGCAGAATTTAGGGATAGATTGTTTATAGAAAATGTATGGGTGTTTAGAGGAGTTGATTGTGGTACGGAAGAGTTCAGACACGATTTAGATTTATTTAGAAATTCAAGAAAGGCAAATTTAGATAGTTTTATGTAATATAAATAGTTATTGACATTTATATAAAAAGGATGTATAATGATAACTATAGAAAAGCGATATAGTCGAGAGAGATATAAGGATGCTGATGATGATTGGAGATGGTGTGAATCATATTCCGATGGAATGGAAGGCGGAGAACAAAGAGAAAAGGATTATGTAGACTATATGAAAACAAAAGACGATGGAGTTTACGAATATAAAATAGAAGTTAAATAATGACAAATTTTTTGAAAGATATTATTAAAGAAACCGGAAATGAATATGCAAGTTTAGTTTCGGAAGGTGTAGAAGCAGGTGATGTAGATTCATTTATTGATACAGGTTCCTATGTGTTTAATGCATTATTAGGAGGCAGTATTCATAATGGAATCCCTGCAAATAAGATTACAGCAATAGCAGGTGAAAGTGCAACAGGTAAAACTTTCTTTGTATTGGGTATATGCAAACACTTTTTGGATAAAAATCCAGATGGTGGTGTGATATTCTTTGAGAGTGAATCTGCTGTGACCAAAGAATTGATTGAAGATAGAAAGATTGATTCCAAACGAATGGTGATTATGCCTGTCACCACAGTTCAAGAATTTAGGCACCAAGCAATAACAGTTTTAGACAAATACAATTCACAGGATCCTTCTGATAGAAAACCATTACTATTGTTATTAGATAGTTTAGGTATGTTATCAACCACAAAAGAAATGGAAGATACAGCAGAAGGAAAAGAAACAAGAGATATGACAAGGGCACAAATAGTAAAAGCTGCCTTTAGAGTTTTAACATTGAAATTAGGAAAAGCAAAAGTTCCCCTTATAATAACTAACCACACTTATGATGTTGTTGGTAGTATGTTCCCTAAAAAAGAAATGGGCGGTGGTTCTGGTCTCAAATATGCGGCTAGTTCCATTGTCTATTTGTCCAGACGAAAAGAGAAGGACGGAACAGAAATCATTGGCAACATTATCCATTGCAAGAATTACAAATCCAGATTAACAAGAGAAAATGCATTGGTGGATGTTCGTTTAACTTATGATAAAGGTTTAGATAGATACTATGGTCTATTAGATTTAGCTTTAAAGTATAATATATTTAAACAAGTATCTACTAGAATAGAATTGCCTGATGGTTCAAAAACATTTGGCAAGACCATTAATAATGATCCAGCGAAATATTTTACAAAAGATATCTTGAAACAAATAGATGAAGTTGCTTGTAAAAAAGAATTTAAATACGGAGATGTAATTGAAATACCCCAAAAAACACAAGACGACCAGTCCTAAGCACCGAGAAGATTTTGTCTATGTCGAAAAGCCAGGAGAGGATTTTACAGCACTTAAATTGATTAGTGGTCCTTATGCAAGCATTACATTTAAGTATGGTAATGTTGCTTTATGTTTAGCATCATACCCAAACAAATTCATCACACCATACTTTGGTCGCATTGTTGCTTTACCTTGATTAATCAATCCTCTGGCACCAGGTGTAGTCATAGCTCGCACCTGTCTCCTGTACCAGTCATACGCTTTTGGTCCCGTTGTTGTATCAAGTATTTTATCGAATACTGTTGCCATATTACTATTTATATTAAATTATTGAATAGATTGCAACCTTGTTAGACTTTCCTTTCACTTGAACATCATCTAATTTTCTAAATTTAAACTTGTCTTTTACTGATTTATATGTATCTTCACCAATGACTATTGTTGTATCATAGTTTTTACTGATACCTTCCAAACGACTTGCAAGGTTAACAGCGTCTCCCAATACTGAATAATCAAATCGCTGTTTACTTCCCATATTACCCACAACTGCTTCTCCTGTGTTTATGCCTATACCAATTTTTAATTCTATACCAAATTCTTCCTTGATATTCATTCGTCTTAATTTCCTCTTCATCTCTCTTGCTGCTCGGATTGCCATATATTGATGGTTTGGAGTGTCCAATGGAGCATTCCAAAATGCCATAATACAATCACCCATATACTTGTCTACCGTACCACCGTGTTTCAATATGATATCGGTCATTGGTGTTAAGAACTTGTTTATCAATTCGGTAAGACCTTGAGGATTCGATTTATACTTTTCGGAGATGGGTGTAAATCCTCGTATATCGGAGAACAGGAAAGTGAGGATCCTCAAGTCACCACCTAGTTTTAGTAATGCTGGGTTCTTCTGGAGCTTTTTCACCATTTCAGGTGCTAGATAGTGTTCAAATTGTTTCTTAATCTGAAGTTTGAGTCTATTTTCCCTACTAAAGTTGTTGTATATAAGATGAGAAAAGACTATGAAACCCACTATAACAGGATATGTCCAGTTTGTCAAGTATAAAAAGGTATTGAACAAATAAAAGCTTGACAAAACTACTGAAACGGTGTATAATGCCCACGGCACAATCGACCAAAACACTCCTAGACGAGGTATTAATAGTAAAAATATGATACTACTTCCGATGATAAATGACCATTCTAGTATGTTGATCCAGTCTGGTCTACTAATAAACTTCTTGGATAGTAAAGTTTCTGTACCAATCGCCATTATTTCGTGTGTATTCTTCAACCCATTAGGTGTCAATACAAATGTTGACCCCTTGAAAGTTGTCCCTATAAATACAATCTTACCCTTCATAGATGACCAATCTTTGTCTGTATAATCTACTCTTGGGATGTGGTGTCTGAAATCAATCCATATTTCATCTTCTGCTTCTGTTGCAAAAAAGATATTCTGCAATATAACAGATGGGACAGAATTGTCAAGCGGTAGTTTTCGTATTGTACCATCAACATCAATGGGTACTTCCACATCACCTATCGCTAATGCCTTTCGTTGAATACTTAATAAATTCTTGGCGTCTTTTGTTTCTGTAAGTATGACAGGATACTTTGTTATCATCTTTAAAAACATTTCATCACCACCTAGTCTGTCCTTTTGTGTAAAGACTAACTGCAGGACAACTAATGCGGCACCATTCTTATATGCATTGATTATAGTACGACCAACTTGATCCCTTTTCCAAGGCCATTGACCTTTCTTCTCTAATGCTAAATCTGATATGTCCAATAGGACAATACTCTTGGAATCATATTGTGTTCCAAAAGTCTGGTAGTAATCAAATGTTTTTAATTGTAGGGATTGTAGAGGTAAGGGATTATAAAACTTCAATGCTACTAATATAATCACCGTTACGACTACTGCCCAAGTACTGGTCAGTTTTTTCATAACAGCTATATTTAGTTAGTTTGTATGATAGTAACTGTAGGGTGTGTTGAAGCAGAACTATCAATAATATGATTCTGTGTTTCTGTATCCTGCATAATTTGAATATCATTATCTTCAGCAGTTTCAGACTTCACATATGCTCTATGATTGTCATTATCT